TTAAACAAGAAAGAAGGACTGTTTAACTATCATTGGTCATTGTATTCCGCAGGACATGCCGACTTAGACACTACCAAGATAGTACCTAAAGAAGATATGGTGCGTAACAGAGACCGTAGTACATCTTGGATGTTAGGTGACTCAGGTGGTTTCCAAATTGGTAAAGGTGTATGGGAAGGCGATTGGAAGAATCCTAATTGTCCTAAAGCACAAAAGAAACGTGAGCAAGTTCTTGCGTGGATGGATGCTTACATGGACTACGGAATGATACTTGATATTCCGGCTTGGGTGGCACGATCACCTGCTGGTGCAAAAGCAACAGGTATTGACAACTATCAAGATGCAGTAGCCGCAACACGTATCAACAATGATTACTTTATGAAACACAGAACAGGTGCTTGTAAATTCCTTAACGTATTGCAAGGTGAGAATCATGCAGACGCTGATGACTGGTATGAGCAAATGAAAGACTATTGTGATCCAGTTAAGTATCCTGACACACACTTTAATGGGTGGTCAATGGGTGGACAGAATATGTGTGATGTACACTTATTACTCAAACGTTTAGTAGCATTGCGATTTGACGGTTTACTAGAAGAAGGCGTACATGATGTAATGCACTTCTTAGGAACGTCCAAATTAGAGTGGGCTACGTTACTTACAGATGTACAAAGAGCAGTTCGTAAGTATCATAATAAAAACTTTATGATTACATTTGATTGTGCTAGTCCTTTCCTTGCTACAGCAAATGGACAAATTTATATTCAAACTGAAACTGAAGATAGAACTAAATGGGTCTATAGAATGGTTCCAAGTATTGATGAATTGAAGTATGCAACTGATACACGTAACTTTAGAGATGCAGTATTAGCAGATGGAATCTTTAAAAACTTTACTGATAGTCCTTTAACTAAAAACATCAAAGTAAATGATGTTTGTATATATTCTCCTGGTGATGTTAATAAAGTTGGTGGACCTAAAATACTTAAAGGTGAAATTGATCGAGACAAGCACGGTGCTCCTATCCTTGACGAACAAGGTAACGAACAAGTTCGTAAAAAAGATTCAACTAGTTGGGATAGTTTTAGCTATGCTATACAAATGGGTCATAATGTATGGAGTCATATTAATGCAGTACAAGAAGCAAATAGACAATACGACAACGGAGTATTGCCAGCTATGCTTGTAGATGAAAAATTTGACAGAATAGTTTTTAGAGATGTTGTTGACGAAATATTTTCTGCAAACACTCGTGATAATGCAAATAAAATAATTGAAAACTATTCAAAGTTTTGGGATACTATTATTGGTACACGTGGAAATACAGGAAAACGTCTTGTAAATCCGCAAACAAAATTTGGAGAACTTTTTGAATGAGTGATTATATAGAAACAAGTGATAAACTTTCTGCTAGGCTAGATGGTTTATATCGTACACACAGAAATTTGGACGACCAAATTAAAAAAGAGTTTGACAAATTTGCACCAGATAGTATAATTAGACCATTAAAGATAAGAAAACTAGATCTTAAAACTGAGATAGTAACCTTAGAACAACAACTAAAGGCAGTAAAATGAACAGAGACTACGGTACTGGCACAGAAGACAACATTACTTTCTTTACAGGTGTAGAAGTTGAAAAAACTCCTGCATTTGGAATGAAAACATTATTTGTTACAGGCACACACCCATGTGATGTAATACAAAAACATTACGAAGAAGAACAATGTAAACACATCTTCTTTGGTGCTAATCATTCTTTTGAGCCTTTGAACGAAGAAGAATGGACTAGTTGGGAAAGAATGATTAAGGCATTCTTAACTGCTGGCAAACTATGTAGTCTAGATATTCCAATTAACTACGCAGAAGAATTCCTCGAAAGCGGTCTTACAGAATATGAAAACTTTATTCCACAACTACGCATTCCATTGCCTTATGTGAAACAGTGGAACTATAACACAATGATTAAGATTGATGATAAAGACTTTAAGGCAACTAACCCAGGTGTCTGGTGCCATAGTTTACACGATTTAATGGATAGAGAAAAATTCACTGATTGGACAAAATATGGTCTTGACAAAGTGATAAAGTGATAGTATAATGAATATAACAAATGAAAAATACTATGATTATATGTTACGTAGAACAAGAGAAGAGGATATGAAAATGGATAAGGAAAATACACTAAATAACGCACAAAGAAGTATATGGGTAACCTTTAATAAAGAAGGTGTACACATGTACCCAGGAGCAGATAGTGACCCTAAATTGGCAACAGGTGATTGGGACGACGTGTCGTTTCTTGGTATTCCTCATCGTCATATATTCCACTTCAGGGTGCGTATCGAAGTGTTCCACAACGATAGAGACATCGAATTCATCCAGTTCAAAAGATGGCTGGAAAGACTTTATAATGGAGCGAGTACGACCGACAATGAAGTGCTCATTCTAAATCATCGTTCATGTGAAATGATTGCAGATGAATTGTATGAAAAGATTTCTAACAAATACCCAGGCCGGTTTGTAGAGATTAGCGTTGCAGAAGACAACGAAAACGGCTGTTCAATATATTACCCGAAACTATCAAATTGATGCTAAAAAAGGAAAATACACAATGGCAATCGAATTTAATCGTGGTGCGTACACTCGCGTCTTTAACGACTTGGATAGATTACGCGACTTCTGTCGCTTTGAAGGAAGAGGATATGTTTTCAATGAAAATGACCTCTATAATGAAAAATCGCATATTTGGAAAGCATTTCAAAAACATCAAGGCTGGCTTCGTGCAAAAGCACGTGGTGGAGATAAAAAGTTTAATAACCGGAGAAATTAATGACTGTTTACATTGTTGACATTGAATCTGTAGATACTAGATACACAAAGCAATGGAAAGAGTATCTTCCTAAACAACTGAAACGAGCTACAAACAAAAATGTTGTTGTAGTTAGTGGTGGGGAGGTTCCTCAGGCAACTACGCCTGGGGCTTTTCTTAACTTTGCAGGAACTAACAATTACAAGTCGCAACAAATGTTAGAGATTAGTAGATTGTTTGCAAATGACGAAGTTAAAGATGGTGACTATTTTTTATACACTGATGCTTGGAACCCTACTGTTATACAATTAAAGTATATGGCAGAGTTACTAAACGTCGACATTACTATCGGTGGCTTATGGCATGCTGGTAGTTATGATCCGCAAGACTTTTTAGGCAGACTTATAGGTGATAAACCTTGGGTAAGACATGCTGAAATGTCAATGTATGAATGTTATGATCATAACTTCTTTGCAAGTGACTTTCATATAGATATGTTTACTGACACTATGATGGACGATTATAATGTTGACATGGACAAAATTAAACGTGTAGGTTGGCCTATGGAGTATCTAAAGAACAGTTTAGATAGTTATAAGTCAATGCCAAAGAAAGACATTATACTTTTCCCACATCGTATTGCTCCAGAAAAACAAGTAGAAATTTTTAGAGATCTTAGTAGCAGATTACCACAATACGAATTTATTGTGTGTCAAGATAAGCAGTTGTCTAAAAATGAATATCATAATTTGCTAGGTGAAGCTAAACTTGTGTTTAGTGCTAACTTACAAGAAACACTAGGTATTAGTTGGTATGAAGGTGTATTAGTTGATGCTATTCCTATGATGCCTAATAGACTTAGTTATAAAGAAATGGCGTTACCAGACTTTTTATATCCAAGTGATTGGACAGAAAGTTGGGAGCAATACCATGCTAATAAATTACAACTTATGGAAAAAATTAATCATTATATGGAAAACTATGATGACTACTTATTAAGTTTAGATAAACAAAGAACAAAATTAAATGAACAATACTTTAATGGTAATAGTATTTACAATATAGTAAAATAAGGATTTAGAAAAACTATGATTAAGAAACATTATTACAGTTGGACTGATGTAGAACGTATGTGTGTTAGCATTGTAACGCAAATGTACAAAGACAATTGGCGGCCTGATTATATTATAGGTATTACCCGTGGTGGTAATGTACCTGCTACTATTATTAGTAATATGACTGGCATACGTTGCGAAGCACTCAAAGTAAGTTTACGTGATGATAAAGAAAGCGAGAGCAACTGTTGGATGGCTGAAGATGCATTTGGTTATGAAACAGAACCAAAGAAAATTCTTATTGTAGATGACATTAACGATACAGGTGCTACATTTAATTGGATTACAAAAGACTGGCAAGCAAGTTGTTTACCTGATGACCCTAAATGGAATCGTGTATGGGGCAATAATGTAAAATTTGCAACCCTTACAGATAACTTAGCAAGTGAATCAATTAATCCAATTGCATACACATGCCACGAAATTAACAAAGCAGAAGAAGATGTTTGGTTAGTTTATCCTTGGGAGAACATAGGTGAATACTAAACCTTGGACTAATGCTTTAGTAGTAACAAAAGATTTTACAGTTTACAAAGACGCTTATCCAGTTACAGAGGGGCATGTTCTTTTTGTGCCTGAACAAGAAAATTGGCAGTCTTTGACAAAGTGTTTCGAAGCCGCATACAAATGGGGCTACGATTGGGTTGAACGTGGATATTGTGATGCGTTTAACATCGGACAAAATTGTGGAGAGGCCGCAGGACAAACTGTTATGCACCCACATGTCCATCTTATTCCAAGACGCAATGGCGACATGGAAGACCCACGTGGCGGAATTCGTCATGTGATACCTAACAAAGGCAACTACAAGAAAGGAACGTATGTTGAAACAGCAAATGATTGAGGCGGCAAAAAAGCACGCCGAGGCGGAGATCTTATTACACCAAACTAATATTAATGTATATATGGAGAAAGTTGTAGGAATTGGCGAACATTCAGATATTATTGAAACTATTCAAAAAGAACTGGATGCAATGGCTACAGCAGATGACAGACTTGAAATGTTAAACAAATATTTTAATGGTTGACAAAGACCTAAATAAAGTATATAATATAAAGTATTACGGCAATCCACTGCCTAAACATCGGAGAAGTAAATGAATAAAAGTGAACAAATAAAAGCAAAGTTAGAAAAAGCTGGCGTAAGATATTGGGCTAATGATAACATTGCAGAATACATCGAGGAAGGTGACAAACAACAACTAATTGACGAAGCAGTACCTGCTTTTGAAAATGTATTACAAAAATTATTAATTGATACTAAAACAGATCCTAATAGTATGGATACTGCAAGACGAATGGCTAAGATGTACATTAATGAGATTATGGCAGGACGTTATGATCCAATGCCTAATCCAAGTGCATTTCCTAACTATATTGAAGGCGGTTATGAAGGTATGTTAGTAGTGCGAAGTGAACTTACAAGTTTATGTTCGCATCATCACCAGACAGTAAAAGGTGTAGCATACATTGGTATCATTGCAGGACCTAAACTATTAGGTTTAAGTAAGTACACTCGTATTGCACAATGGTGTGCTACAAGAGGTACACTACAAGAAGAACTAAATGTTATGATTGCAAATGCAATACAAGAACAAACAGGTAGTGAACACGTAGGTGTATATGTACAAGCAACACACGGTTGTTGTGAGAACAGGGGTATTAGAGCCCACAGTTCATTAACACAAACTACAGTGTTACGTGGTGCGTTTAAAGAGGATCCTGCAACTAAAAAAGAATTTATCGATAACGTTAAACTGCAACAGCAATTTGCGGCGGGTTCTTAATGATGATAGAAGCACCAGTATTTGAAAAAGGTTATCCGTCATATGAAGCAGTTAACAGAAAGCCAGCAATGAAACTAAGATATTCAGAAGCATTTTATAGTGTGCAAGGTGAAGGTAAATTTGTAGGAGTACCTAGTGTGTTTCTACGTACATTTGGTTGTAACTTCCGTTGTATGAATTTTGGTTTACAAAATGAACCAATGCGTGACGAAAAACAAAAGCAAGGCATTATTCATAATGCCGAAGTTCAAGGATTACTTGATGCTGGTGTACATGAAACTACAAAAGAGTTTAACGACTTGCCTATTATACACACAGGGTGTGATACGTATGCTAGTATCTATCCTGAGTTTAAAAAGTTTAATAGAATGGCAACTGTAAACGAAGTTGTAGAACACTTGCTATCACTTACTCCTAATGGTAAATGGGTACAAGACAATGGTCAAGACGTACACTTAATTATGACAGGTGGTGAACCGTTGTTAGCGTGGCAACGACTTTACGTAGAACTGTTCGAACATCCACGTATGCAGGATTTAAAAAATGTTACATTTGAAACAAACACTACACAACATCTACATGATGATCTCTTTGAATATCTCAACAACAGCGACAGGATTACGGTCACTTGGAGTTGTTCCCCAAAACTTAGCGTTAGCGGAGAACCTTGGGAAACTGCTATTAAGCCTGATGTTGCTTATGACTATCAGCGTGTTAGCGGTAGTGAACTTTATCTTAAGTTTGTTGTCGCTACTCAAGATGATTTTACAGAAGTTAAAAGAGCTGTGGACGCTTACAGAAGTGCCGGGGTGGAATGTCCGGTATATCTTATGCCGTTGGGTGGACGCAGTGAAGAATATGTTCTCAACGTTAAAGACGTGGCAGAAGCGTGTATGGCAGAAGGATGGCGATTTACCCCAAGACTACACATATCACTCTTCGGAAATGCTTGGGGAACTTGATGCATTACATGCAATTAAGCAAGAAACAAATGAACAACTTGAGAAAGCTATGAAAGCACCTATTAACGAAGATAGAATACGAAAGGCGGGATGGTAAAATATGTGGGATAAAATAAAAAACACTGTAAATAAATTACAAGGTAAAAAAGAAGAAGTATCAGATACACCTGACAGTGCTAGACGCAACGCACTTGAAGCAGAAAAACAAGCAGCCACAAAAGCAGGTGAGCCGTGGGTAGCAGTGCTTGATACACAAGTAAATCCTAAAGACATTAAGAACGGGTTCTTTGAGCTCGATTGGAATAACGAGTTTATTGAACAACTTCTTGATGCAGGATATAGCGGTGAAACTAATGAACAGATTATTGATGCTTGGTTTAAAACTATTGTGTCACAAATGCTCCAAGAAGAAGGGCAAAGTACAGATAGAGGGATGGGTCATATTAATGTTGTTCCTATCGATAAAGGTAAATCAGAAGTATCTTAATGGTTGACACAAGCCAGATCTGGTGTTATAATAATACTATAATTTATACAAAGGCAAAATTATGGCAACTTACATACTAGTAGACACAGCAAATACATTCTTTCGTGCTAGACACGTTATACGTGGCGATCTTGATACAAAGGTAGGCATGGCTCTACATATTACACTTGCAGGTGTTAAAAAGGCATGGCAAGACTTTGATGCAGATCATGTTGTGTTTTGTTTAGAAGGTCGCAGTTGGCGTAAAGACTTTTACGAACCTTACAAGCGTAATAGACAAGTTGCACGTGATGCACTAACAGAAGCACAAGCAGAAGAAGATACAGTGTTTTGGGAAATCTTTGATGAGTTTAAAGACTTCATTGGTACTAAAACTAATTGTACTATGATGCAACACAAGCAACTAGAAGCAGATGATCTTATTGCTGGTTGGGTACAATCACACCCTAATGATAAACATGTTATTATTAGTACTGACGGTGACTTTGCACAATTGATTGCTCCTAATGTAACACAATACAATGGTGTAAGTAATACTATTATTACACACGAAGGTTACTTTGACGACAAGAAAAGGCAACCTGTTATTGATAAAAAAACTAAACTACCTAAGCCTGCACCTAATCCTGCATTTATGTTGTTTGAAAAGTGTATGCGTGGCGACAAGAGTGATAACGTGTTTAGTGCGTATCCAGGTGTACGTGTAAAAGGCACTAAGAACAAAGTAGGTCTTACTGAAGCATTTGAAGATAAAGACACTAAAGGCTTTAATTGGAATAACATGATGCTACAACGTTGGGTAGATCATAACGGTCAAGAACATCGTGTACTTGATGACTATAATCGTAATGTTGTATTATGTGATTTAACTGCACAGCCTGCAGACATTAGAGAGATAATTAATAACACCATTGCAGAAAACAGTGTAGCTAAAGAGGTACCGCAAGTAGGTGCAAAACTTATGAAGTTTTGTGCTAAATGGGATATGCAACGTATTGCAGATCAAGCCGCACATTTTGCAGAACCATTACAAGCGAGGTATCCACTATGACAAAAATTAATCTAAAAGAAGTACTAAAAGATAAATTTTGGATTGTAGAAGACAAAGGTACAAATATTGGTACACTGTCTTTACATGACGAAAAGTATATGTTAAGTAGTTCTACAGGTACAGAATTTTTTGATTCTAAGCAACAACTAGGTAATAGATTTACAACAAATGTTGCTTGGACTGAGTTAGATATTACACAACAAACACCATTAGAAAGAATAGTACACGGCTTTCCAACAAGTTGTGATCCATACAATAGTATATTTGATGTTAAAAGACGGTTGCCGTTGTTTACTAAAAGTACAAAAAGTAAAAGTTTATATGCCGCAGGATATTTCATTATACGTTTTGAAAAAGGTTGGGTCAAAAGTTTTTGTCCTAAACTAATTACTATTGAACGTTATGAATCAAGAGGTCCATTTAAGACTGAATTTATAATGAGACAGGAACTAAGTAATGCCAAGTGAACCTCTTAATACTGCACCTATACAACAGTATATACAGCAAGTTAAAAGTGCTGATGCAAGTAGATCTAAAGAAGTAAAAATAGATATGCAACAAGCAAAACGTCTTGCATTTACATTAGGTGAAGTAATGGCAAGACTAAATGGTGACTTAGAAGCACTACTAGCAAAACAAGCTCGTGGCGATGACGAAGTGATTCAAGTACAGATTGACGGAAAAAACTGGTAAAAAATAGATAAATATATGCGTAGTTAATTAAGGATACGCATATGAGCAGACCAAAGCCAAAAGTAATTCTAGAGTATGTTGATAAAAAATCATATAAAGCAGAACAAGTTTTAGAAGCAGAAGCCATTTGGGCAGTCTTCTACAAGAGTAAACCTTTTAATTTAAAATCGTCTAATGTGTTAACAAACTATCCTGGACCTAAGTATAAGAAAGTTTCTTTCAGTAACCCAGGACATGCACACAATTTATCAAAGAAATTAAACGATTTATTCAACTGTAAAGACTTTTGTGTAGTAATGTTAAACGAAGGTCCAATAGCTGAAGAATGAGTAATAAAGAAATATACACCAAAATCTTTCTAGCACAATCCGGTAAAACAATAAATGAAACTGCTTTAAAAGACTATATGCCTCTTTGGTGGAAAAACACTAGAGTAAAAGAGGAAGGTGGTTTACGTCTTACAGACGAAGGATTTAGGTATTTGAAAGAAGAACTAGATTTAGCAACATATGACATTCCTTATCCTAATGATTTCAAATTTTCAACCAATGTTTTAATTTGGTTAGATAACTTTATAGATTGTCCATACTACTTAGATAGTGGCGGTATGATTGTTACAAACGAAAAAAAGGCGCTCGAACTGCATCTTTTTAGCGGAGATATACGCAAATATGGACTTACCAAAGCACTAAAAAGACAGAAAAAAGATTCCAAAATAGGTTGACTTCTTACATAGACTAGTGTATTATATATACATACTAAGAAATTAAAGTATGGCACTGATAACAGAAGAGGAATACAAAATGGAAAATGTTGCATTACGCACCGTATCGCCCAATGGCGCAAAAAAGAGTATTAAAAGGGCACTTAAGAAAAAACGACCTATCTTTTTATGGGGTCCTCCAGGTATTGGTAAATCCGATATTGTTGGACAAATTACTAACTCACTATCTAAACCGCATCTAATTGATGTACGTTTATCATTATGGGAACCTACAGATGTAAAAGGTATTCCATATTTTGATTCAAACACAGGTACAATGGTTTGGGCACCTCCGCAAGAATTACCAAGCGAAGAGTTTGCGGCACAGTTTGATCATATCGTACTGTTCTTAGATGAAATGAATTCTGCGGCACCGGCTGTACAAGCGGCGGCGTATCAGTTAATTCTTAATCGTAGGATTGGTCAATATAAACTGCCAGACAATGTACTAATTGTTGCGGCAGGTAACCGTGAAGCTGATAAAGGCGTCACATATAGAATGCCAGCACCATTGGCAAATAGATTTGTTCACTTAGAATTACAAGTTAACTTCGACGATTGGTTTGCTTGGGCTGTGAATAATAATGTACACAGAGACGTAGTAGGTTATCTTACATTTAGTAAGAAGGACTTATTCGACTTTGATCCAAAATCTCCAAGCCGTTCTTTTGCAACACCACGTAGTTGGTGTTTTGTATCAGAATTCCTTGAAGACGACGACGATGAGGCAACAACAACAGATCTAGTTTCTGGATCTGTTGGCGAAGGCCTGGCTGTCAAATTTATGGCTCATCGTAAAGTAGCATCGTCACTGCCTAATCCAACAGATATTCTAGCTGGCAAAGTAAAGGAGATGAAGACTAAAGAAATCAGTGCCATGTATTCCTTGACTGTCTCACTCTGTTACGAGCTAAAAGAAGCATCTGATAAGAACGATAAAAAGTTTGATACAAAAGTAAATAACTTTTTACGTTTTGCAATGGATAACTTTGAAACAGAATTGGTTGTTATGGGTATCAAACTTGCACTTACGCAATATGCACTACCTATAGATCCAGACGAAGTTGAATGCTTTGATGAATTTCATGAGCGTTATGGCAAATACATAACAGCTGCACAAGCGGCTTAATATGAGAGTTTTGGCCATTTCTCTACAAAAAATGTCCAATTTATTTGACAGCTCAGCTACAATCGTGTATAATTATATACATAACAAAGGATGGCACTAATGTTTGACACAGAAATACTATACAATTTAGAAGGTAAAAAACACTGGTCACCTGATCCAGATATTACACCTGAACAACTTGAAGAAATGCGTGTCGATGTGCTTGAACGTATTACTGTAGCAAGAGTTGGTTTACTACTAAGACATCCATTCTTTGGTAATATGGCAACACGTTTACAAATTGTAGCCGCAGATAATTGGTGTCCTACAGCCGCCGTTGACGGTCGTAACTTATACTATAATACACAGTTCTTTAACAAAATGAATAACAAAGAAATTGAATTTGTTATTGCACATGAAATACTACATTGTGTATTTGATCACTTAGGTCGTAGAGATGATAGAGATCCAATGCTTTATAATATCTCAGCAGATTATAAAGTTAATAATTTACTTGTCCGTGATCGTATTGGACAAAAACCTTCGTTTATTGATTGCTTCCAAGACTTTAAATATGAAACTTATACTTCAGAAGAAATCTATGATGAACTAAAAGAAAAATATGATGAAGATGAATTAAAAGCACTAGGCGAATTATTAGATGAACATGTAGACTGGGAAAAACCACAAGAAGGTGAAGGTAATGCACCTGCTCCGCAAAACGGTAAACCTGGTACATCTACTCGTCCTAGTTACAGTAAAGAAGAACTTAAAAAAATACGTGATGAAATTAAAGACGGTATGATGCAAGCGGCACAAGCGGCAGGTGCAGGTAATACTCCAGCTGAAATTACACGTATGATAAAAGAACTTACAGAGCCTAAAATGAATTGGCGTGAGTTGTTACGTCAGCAAATACAATCTACTATTAGAAATGATTATACTTTTAGTCGTCCTTCACGTAAAGGTTGGCATATTGGTGCAGTACTTCCAGGTATGAACTTTATGGATACTATTGATGTTGCTATTGGTATTGACATGAGTGGGTCAATTGGCAATTCACAAGCTGAAGATTTCTTAGGAGAAGTAAAAGGTATTATGGAAGAATACAAAGAGTACAATATTAAGTTATGGTGCTTTGATACTAAAGTTTACAATGAAGAAGACTTTAGTGCTGACGGTGGCACTGACTTATTAGATTATCAAGTCAAAGGCGGCGGTGGCACTGACTTTGACGCTAACTGGATTTACATGAAAGATCATGATATTCAACCTAAGAAGTTTATTATGTTTACAGATGGTTATCCGTTTGGTAGTTGGGGTGACGAAAGTTACTGTGATACAATTTTTATAATTCACAGTCATCATGATAAGGATCTAAAGGCACCATTTGGTGCTACAGCACACTATGAATCAGCTTAAAAACAAAATAAAACCTAACAAATACGATTTATTTAATATAAGGAAATTTAAGGTACCTGCTCCTCACTTTGACTATATTTCTATTGTACCACGGTACAATATTGAAAAAAGTATCGAAAAATGGATACAGGATAACTTAAAAGGACGCTTTTACTTAGGTAAATCATATGAACTTGACAAACAAAACAACGCAACAACAGTGATTAAAATAGGGTTCGAAGAAGCAAAAGAGTTGTCATATTTCACTTTGGCTTGTCCATATTTGAAATACTATTAAATACACTGCACATAACTATTAACATAGGAGATTAATTATGAGCGAAGAAACAAAAAAAGCCCCGGCTGAAGATAAAAAGATACCAGAGCAAACTGCTCCAGAGTCACAAACTTCACCAGAGCTAACTGTACAAGACTTAAATGCAATCAAACAAATTATTGATGTAGCAAGCAGTCGTGGTGCATTTAAACCAAATGAAATGACTGTGGTAGGACAAACTTATAGTAAATTAGAAGTTTTCCTTAATGCAGTTTCTGCATCACAATCCAAGGAAACACCAAAAGGAGATGCATAATGGCATTTAAACATGTAGGTCGTATTAAGACCAATAAACGAAAAGTAATTGTTGCATATAAAACTGTTCCAGGAGAACCTGATAACTGTGTAGTTGTAACAACAGAAAATCTTGATGCTGAATATCACGATGCTCTAATGAAGTTAGTTGAGTCAGACTCTGGTCAAAATGAGTTTGAATTTGCAGAAGCAATGGCTAGATCAAGACTTCCAGATGGAAGAATTATGTTAGCAGCTTTTCATACCCAAGGAAAAATGCAAAAAGTAGCTACTGATTTAATTGAAATGACACCTGATAGAACTGCATCTATTATGTTAACTGATCTTAACAAAATGATTGCTGATCAAAAAGGTATTGGTGTTGAAGACTTAGCAACTATTACTGAGCCTGCTAAAACAGAAACACTAGCAAGAGTATCAGATATTCCTACTTCTACTCTACCATCAGAAGAAGCTGTTCCGGCTCCATCTGAAGGTGTGTTAAGCGACGAGGATATAGCAAAACAAATGCGTTCACAAGCAGATAATATGTTTAAAGAAGCACAACGTTTACGTAAAGAAGCAGATGAACTAGTGCCAACAAAAAAGAAAGCTACAGCAAAGACTAAAGTAAGTGCCTAACGGTAGGGGAAAATTGCCCGATTCGGTAATTAGTACCTGGCCTGAAGTACTTAATGATGTTGATGTAAAAGTCATTCCTATACCTTATGTCCATAGTATTAGAGTAACATTTAAGGACGGTAAAGTATGGGATATTGACGTAGATAGCAGTCGAAAAAAGAAACATCTTAATCTCGAAACTGCTTTAGAAGACTTATTTAAAGAATACGAGCATGTTATTGCAAACGTAGATTTTAGGTTAAATACTGCTAAAGTTAAAGAAGATATTAAAAAAAGAACAACAAAATTTATAAAGACACGGAAATGATTATTCGTGAATAGACATAAATACATATGAATAATGAATTCGGGAGTTTTTAGATGGCACTACAACTGAGACGCGGCGTTGATGCAGATAGAAGCGGTTTAACACCCGCTGAAGGCGAACTTATATATGTTACAGATACCAAAAAAGTTTGGGTAGGCGATGGGTCTACAG